CGTAAATAACTCAAGCTTAGATCTAAACTTGATTCCTTTATATACTTTAGAAACGGCGTTCCTAACTTTCTTGTTCTTGGTTTGTTTCGTTCTTCTCTTCACTGCGTTGTATCTTAAGCCTGTCGTGGTAAAAGTCTTCGTCAATATCTTTAATTTTATCTAACATTTCTACTTCTAATCTCTTTGCTTCTGCTTTACTGCCCACGTCTAGTGGTGTACCAGTACCCAGGTTGGCAAACATAATTACAGTGTCATGTAGAATTCTATCTATCTTACGTCTAACTTCTTTATTGGTTTTATATTTAAAATTTCCTACTTCTCTGTTACTCATATTTGTAGTTGTATAATTGTTTTCAATCCCTCTGTTCTGCCAAATTTAGCTATGTAGTCTGATAAATCTTTACATTCATAATCCTTTGGTAAATATATATTACTCATAGGATAATACTTTTTACAGATCTTAGCAGCCATAGTCTGACCAGGGTTACCAGGATTTGTAAAATCATTATCATAGAATAGTACTACTTTTTTGAACCTTTCTTGGAGCTCTTTGATGGTTTCTTCTTCGGGCATTTGCATTTCTGATTGCAAGGCGATTGCGGGGATACCCATTTCGAACAAGCACATAACATCTTTGAGACTTGATGTAATAATACAGAGATCTCCTTCTTTAGGTAATTGATTATATCCTTGTATATGTTGCTTAGTAGTGTTACTAATCCATTTAATTTCATCATAAGGTGAATAGATTTTAAATTTAGTTCCCATTTTATAAGCATAGCTTAAGTCACAACTAAATCTATTAGTGTTAATCCAATAGTGTGTGATAGGGCGAACTCCAAAAGTACATAAAGTTTTTTTACTAATCAAATACTTTGACCAAAACTCTGCGTCTTTCTTCATCCAAGCCCTAGCTCTCTTTCTAATAATAACAACAGGCTTAGGCTTTACAACTTTAGAAGATCTAAATGCCATATACCCTTTTGTAAACTCTGCCGCACTATTTATGTGAGCTAGTCCCAATCTAAAATCATTATCAATGATGCGCAAGGCTTCAAAGAAATTACAATTATACTTACAAGATACATATGAGAAACAGTCAAAGGTATGCTCAGGGTGACCAAAGTCTTTGTATAATAACCTGCCTTTCCAAAGTACAATAGACACAGATGGACTATTGTCTTCACGCAAATCACTACAAAACGGTACGCCGAGATCCTGGAAAGGACTGCAGTAATATGAGAATATATCTATCTCTGTTATCCTGCTCAGCACCATCTCTTTCGATAGGTGAATTTCACTATTTCTGCTCTTAATCATAAGTTTGCTAATTTATATAAAAAATGGGGAGCTTTTACACTCCCCATATTTAACTTGGCCAAAAGACTACAAGGTTACACCCAGTCGTCTTCTTCTGATACCGTGGCATCTTCCTCATCTGGAGCTACTACTGCTAGTTCAGGAGTAAACACACCCCATCCAAGAGTAGTGTCAAACTCAGCATTGAACGCGCCGTACTCATCGTTAAGATTCTTAGCAAAGATGTCATCACGCTGTGGCTTTACACGGCCAAATACTTTTGTGTACACAGTTTGATACTTACCATCTTTAACGCCGATCAATAGTCTAACTTGATTGCTTGCTAGTAATCCAACCAAAGCCTTAATTTCAGTTACGTCACCTTTAACAATTTTTGCTATACTATCAAAGTAAACTTCGTCACCATTAGCAACGTTAGCCCACTGCTTAGCAAAGTTGATAAGAGTCTCTTCGCCAACTAAGGCTTTACGTAAACCTTCTTTCTTGTACCAATCGTACTCAGGTTCACCCTCTGACCATGTAGACTGACCCACAGCATTTAGCCATTGGTGCTTACCAGACTGAGATACACGCTCATTACCATTCATCAAGATGTCAAACCTTGTAGTAAGGTCATCATTCTTAATCCAGAATGTAAGCTTAAAGTATTCAATACCGCTAAGTTCTACATAATAGTTAGGATCTTGTTTTACCATGATTCCTAGTTCATGCAGTTCCGCCATAGTAGGGTTAACTGCAATTACATTAAAATTTGCAAGGCCAGAGTATAGTTTTACTCCTCCACCTGCTACTTCGACATTACTGTCATTGCTTTTAATAGCCATAAATAATAAATTTAATAATTAATAATCAAAACTGTCCGTGTCATCCTCTTGTTCAAAGTCATTAAGATGACTTAGCTCAGGAGTAGCCTCTACAATCATAGACGCTTCCGTATGTACATCTACATCTGGAGCTTCTACATCAATACTAGTCTGGTTAGGATCTGGTGTAGTATCATCTACAAAGTTGAAAGAAAGTTTTCTTACCTTCCTTGCTTTCTTGCCTTTCAATGTTGGGTGTTCAAACATTTGTTTTACTTCCCAAGCTTCTAAGCTGTACTTGTCTTTGATACCATTACGATCAATACCATTATCTAGATCTTCTAGAATCATAGTCACGGTTATAGTTTCTGGTGTTTGGTTTTTCTGCGTGTCCTCGCCAGGGTTGTTTGTGCGTGCTTCAATCATTTGTTTAAATATTAAGCGGTTAATCAATAAATATTTTAGACCAGTCTAAGGGCATGGTCTCCCCCTTCAAGTGGTGACAACGTGAACCGGCAGTAATATCATCCAAAGAATTAAATGAAACCATAGTAGTATCATCTTCTCTGTAAATATAACCAACAGCATCAGCGTTAGCACAAGTAATCTGCTTGATCTTACCAGTCAAGTCAAGGTCCTTTACAGCAACCTCTTTGCCTTTCTTCTCAAGCATCTTGTCCTTTAGGTGACCAACTAAGATTATGTGATCCGCTAGTTTGTTCAGTCTGTCTATCCATTTCTTGTAGGCTATACGTAAGTATAAGTAGCCAGCGCCGTTAGGCAATGATAGTACTGACGCGCCAGGGTTCTTCTGCTCAAAGCTTTTACCCATAGGAGTCTGCATGTACAATACCTTTGCATCAGCTTCACACCATTCCTCAAGTTTTGAGATAGTGTCAATAGCAATGTATTTGTACGGTCTTCCCTCTTTGATGATTGCTTTACCAACATCTCCAAGTTCTTTCAAACTGTTAACTTTAACTTTTAGGGCGTCAACCATATCGGAGCCATCCTCCAAGTCAATAATCAAACAGTCTTTCAATTGTGATAATACTGTAGTCTTACCTATCTTAGGTGGACCATAGATTATCATGTTCTTAGGCGATTTACGGCTCGCCTTTACCACAGTTTTTGGTAGTTCCATAATTAAAATATATATCTAATAGTGTTCCAAGGAATAATACTCCCGTGCAATTCTTTAAACTGCTGTATAAACTTACCCTTGAATTTAAGTTTATATCTCAGGTTCTCGCCACCATATTGTGACTTCTTAATCTCTTGTATATCCGGTGTCCACAGTGTTACTTCAGCATTTGGGTGCCTCTGTAAGTTGACTTTGTGTTTCTTAAAGTTATGTGTAAGGAAGATAACTTCCGCTAGCACTTTATCTTTATGTAACACAGCGTCATCTAGGTCTTTGAATAGTTGAGCGTAGTCATCTAGCCATCCGTCATATACTATAACAGGACTAAAGTTGACATGTACATCATAGCCTGCATCTACAAATCTATTGATAGCATTTATCCTATCATGTATCTTTGATGTGTTAGGCTCATGTATGTCTGACATCTTTTGCGGCATTAGACTAAATCTAATACGCACTTTACCTTGCGGGTCAAATGTCAGTAGTTTATCATTAACATACTTGGTAGCAAAGCTAGCCATAGCAACCGGATGAGTTCTAAAGAATTCAAAGATGCGCTCCCAATCATGGTACTTAGCATGCAATGCAAAATCTTCGTTACAGCTTATATCATAAGTTGTATACTCCGGGTGTGTTTGATTAGGCTTATCTACTGGTGTAAAGTATGCATGATTGTTTACCTCTGTAAGTATATCACCTACATTCTTTGCAACAGTCAGGCCATCGGGCTTGTGTCGTTTCATGTAACAATAGCTACAATCATACAAACAACCGTGTCCAAAACTAGGCGTGATAAAATCTGTAGACCTACCAGACTCTCGTATAGTAAATGTCTTTCTAGTAACTTCAGTTATCACGTTCTCTCCTTAATAGTAAATGTAGACATATCTGCCTCGTAGCCTATCATACCAAGTAAACCATCACGGTTCTTCTCCATATGACATGCTAGCAAACCTTGTGGGTTCTCGCCGCAGTATGAGTCTGTAATACCATACAAATCATGAGGTCTGTTGAGTATCATAACAACATGTGCATCCTGACCAATAGAGTCACCACCAAACAAGTCTGTTAGTAAGGGCTGATACTGATTCTTAGCACGATGCTCTTGTTCTATGTTACGGTTAAGCTGAGATAGTAGTATGTTAACTACACCTAGCTTTGACTGCATCCACATACAACCTTTAGATATTGTATTCAGTCTACGTAGCTCTGTCTCTTCGTTACCCCGGATCAAACGTGAGTGGTCAAACAAGTTGATAACTGTGTGATTAGGGTGTTGCAAGAATAGTTCTTCGTTAGTCTGCATAATATACTCCATAGTACGAGGTATATTATTGAAATAGATAGGATAGTGCCCATACTTTTGTACCTTAGATGCATATGTCTTAAAGTCCATGTCTGATAGAGGTGACTCTACTGACAATAGATCTGACATCTGCTTCTTTACATCCTTTGATGCGCTACGCATTACCTGTTGGTAACCGGGCATCTCAAATGTCCAATACAATACTATAA